TGAGGCACTCACTTCTGATTCAGTTAATCCACCAAATGATGCGCCTACTAAATCTTCAACAGCACCAACAGGATTACCTAATACCTCCCCTGCTGTACCGACTAATGATCCAGGAATAGCATCAGCACTAACAACTTGCCCAGCAACATTTGATAAAATAGCACCAGGAGCAAGACCACCACTTAATACACTTGCAGCTTGAGATGCTGCACCAACAATACCTTGACCACCTGATACCGCACCTAATGCAGAACTTGCAACATCCGCCAAACCTCCTCCAGTGGCGGCACTTAAAGCTCCACTTGCAACAGATGCAAAACCATCGCTTGCAAGACTACTTGCAGCGTTACTTGCCATATCTCCAGCAACACTCATCGCTGCTGTAGCAACTCCACCACCTGTAATAGCTGAAAGACCTGCCGCTGCGTTAAATAAACTCTCGGCACGAAGACCAAGTCCTGATCTACCTAAAAGATTTGATTGATATCCACAAAGGGCATGCCAATTTGGTCTTTTTGTCGTTTCTGTAAATTTACAATATCCCTTCTTTCCTGGTCCAAGTTCAAGAATATTCTTTGCTTGTATTTTAATATTGTTACCTGCCTTTATAGTGATATCTTCTTTCGCTTCCATATGGATATTTCTACCCTTAATGCAAACATCACCATTCTCTAAAGCATTGATAACAATACTTCCATGTAATCCTGTTATAAAAACATCAACACTTCCTTCAGGATTTTTTTGACCACCAACAATTTCAATGGTCCTATCACCATAAACGTGAGTGATACCTCCCTCTGTCATACCAATGATAGATTTATCACCAGTTTCAGTATTTGCATACAGATTATAAACATCGGAACCATTCTGACCCATTTGAGGGTTTCCAGTGTCCAATCTTACATTTGGACTAAAACTCTCTAATGATCTTTTGTGAAATTTAGTTTTAGGTTCCGACTGATGTGCCATATATTATAATCCCTTTCAATATTTAGTATCCGCCACCATATCCCCCACCACCACTTGGAGGTGGTGTTGGTGGTGTTGGTGGTGAAGGTGGAGGAGTTGGGGTTGGAGTTGGGCTAGGTGATGCACCACCTCCACCTTGCGTGGATGGAGGAGGAGTTGAAGATGGTGCTGGTGTGGGTGTTGAAGTTGATGGTGGTGGTGTGGATGATGGTGGTGCAACACTATCTGTAGATGAAGTTGTAGATGTTGTAGATGATGATGTAGATGGTGTAGAGGTCTCGGATATCTGTCTATCTATTTGTGTTACTGTAACTGCTGAAGTTTGTGGTGCAGCAAGACTTTCCGCCCTAGTAGCGTAGATATACTGGTGAGGTCTGTTTACATGAACAGCACCAACCATTCTTCTACCGTTTGTGGGGTGTACGTGGAATGGTCCATAATATGGTTTGCCATTAACATATCCAACAAGACCATCCTCATTTGAAATACAATCTATAACTTGCTTAACTGATCCTTGAGGTTCAATAGGTCTTCTAGTAAATCTAGGTTTTAATATAGCTCCGAAACCAGTAACTGAAGATATTTGTATTTCTACCTCTCTATCTACAGATGGGAATATAAGATCCGATGGATCTGATGATGTATTATTTCCAAATGGAATCACACGGGTGATACTACCATTATCATCAACAGTAATTTGATACGTGTTACCTAAATTATCAGAACCTATATCATCAGAGGAATAATTGTTACCAGGACTGAAAATTGTGGCAGGTTTTTCTGGATCAACAATGACATCGGTCGGATTATCAACTGATGGTGTGTAATTTTCACCTGGTGAAACTAAAATAATATCAGTTACTTCTTGATATGTTTCTGAATTTGGATCTCTATCTATGATAGCTCTTGCTATACCACCAAATCCAGTTTTACACTCATCAATGATTTCAACGAATGGTGGAGTTGTATAACCACCACCACCATTTACAAGATCAATCCCCAAAAGACTTCCAGTTACACCACGATCTGCATTTGCAAGATTGATAATTCCGTTAGCAACAGCTCCGATACCTTTGCCACCAAAGATTTTAATTTTAGTTCCGCCACATCCTCCAAGTTCTGGTGGTCCAGCATAACAATTTCCTAAAACACTATCAAAACCAGGGACAGAAACACTTGGATTTGCAAAATCAAATACTCCAAGAGAACCAGTGAGACCTGCAATATCTTGAACAGCATCTATAACGCCAAATCCTCTTTCTGCAAATTCTCTTGCTTTATTAGCTGTTTCTAAAATTTGACCAACTGGAGTTCCAGATCCTTCATTACTTCCAACACCAATTGTCCATGCATTAGATGCAAGTGCATAATCTGCTGGCGCTTCATTACAATCAAGTGCGCTAGTAACATTCTGAAATGCATCGATTGCACTTGTTAAAAATCCAAATGGACTGAAACCACCAAGAATTTTACCAACCCCACCCAATAGTGATTGAAGTCCCTTTGTAACACCTCCAATAATAGTATTCATTATGGCGGCAACACCTTGATCAGCAATACAACTAACAAAATTAGTTACATTGTCTGCAATATTTTGCAGAAGACCCTTAATCATACCACCAATACCACCAATAACCGAATTGGCAACACAAGGTAAAGCATCCGAAATTGCTTTTACAGGACTAATAAAGGTTGCTTGTGCAGCAATACCTGCCAAATCTGCTGCTTTACTACTACCAGTCGCTGCAAGAACTGTTGCATAAACAGATTTATAGAGAACATCAAGACCTTTATTCATTGCACCGCCCATTGCGATGGACAACTCTCTAGTCATATTATGAATCAATCCAGTAGCACCAGATTGAATACTTTTTGTTATGGCATCAATTCTTTCATTAAGTTGTTGATTGATATTACCAATTCCCTCAGAAATTCCTTTTACAATATCTTGGATTGAACTAACAAAATTTTCAATATCTGTTTTTATTTCATCAATTTCAGAGCTAACTTTAGCAGTTGCCATCGTAACTTTTTGTCCGATAGCACTATATGCCGAAATTTCTTTGGTAGTAGGATCTTCATCAGGTCCACCACCCTTTCCATTTAATTTATCAGCAATTTCTGGGGAGACAGTTCTTGGAGATTTTTGAGAATCCGAATTCTGCTCATTGGATTCATTACCAACGATCGCACTAGATTTTTTTATTGGACCTGAATATCCTGTAAAAGGTTGAAATGGTGCTGAATACGGACCTGAGTAAGATACTGCCTTTGTCCTTCCAAATACTCCAAGTACACAAGGTAATTGAGCATTATCACCATCTAGAAAAAATCCAAATACAGTGTCTGCTTGTTCAAGTTTTGGAGTTTTTGCTCGATTACAAGCACCAGATCCATCAGTGACTCCAAGAAGAACTTGTGCCCAAGGTAAATCTTCATTGGATAACTCGGTTTCTGAATATGGGTGATAACCCATAATACGAACTTTAACTCTATTACCCCATCCACCACCATCTGCTTGATCCTGCCAAGATTCTACAGGTGCAACTTGACCGATCCACCAACGGAATCCGTCTCTTCCTATAAAATTAGTTTTAAATAAAGATTCCTCTAACATTATGCTTTATTATTTGGTTTAATCTGCCCAAAAGTATCTCTTACCAACATCATTGCAGTATATGATCCTTCACTATCGAAATGATGACATAGTTCCTTAATCATATATAGACCACTTTCTGAGGGATCTGGATCTGCCTTTCCAGTAGATACTTGTCTAAATTCACATTCAATAACATCACCCGCTTTTAATAAAGTGTTCATAGGTACAGTCATTTGAACTCTTTGAACAAAAAGACTGCTATATCGGTATATTGCCTGCGATTGATATTTAAATGGATCAGCATTTTCAGTAGTATCTACATGTTGCTCCAAAGTCCCTCTATCAATAAATCCAGTCATCATTCTGGTAGGAACATCTCCTAAACTTTTATCAGATTTTTCATCAAGTTTTGGTAAGACTGGTCTTTCTGAACCCAAATTTTTTGTTGACTTCAAATGATCAGAGATTCTAAAAATTCCTTTCTGTTCTTGAGTGAATTCAAATCTCTGCATATCAAAATAATATCTTTGAGATGAATACGCACCTAATCTCAAGTTTTCCATCAAATTTTGATTTCTATCTACCACATAGGATGAAATCTTGAAATCTTCACTTTGTGACCCTTCCCCATCAGCAACCAATGTTTCGACATATTTTTGTGAAAATGGTTTTTGTGTAATTAGATTGTCAACAGATTTAAAATGCAAACCCTCTTTTGTCTGATAAAATACAAATCCTGCCACCCCATCACCCTTCAAATCTGGAACACCCTTTGAAGATAACCATCTCAATACAGTGAATGGTTTTCTCATATTACCAATGAAACCATATTTATTTTGAGTTTGATCTGGTGTAGATGCAAAAAGACCTGTCCCCAAATATTCATTAACTATTGATTCCACTGATGCAGTTATATTTTGTGACGTGGGATATTTCCTAGTTACTCTTGTTGTTTCATTTGTAATAGCAACTCTAGAACAAAGATTTAATGTCAATGACTCTTGATTGTTATCAGCGATGACATTTGATATACCAGAAACAAATAGATAATCATCAGGTTTTTGGGAAAAATCTAACCCAGGCATCCCTGGTGCATTTCCCTTTATCTTTAAAGATACTCTTTCTGCACCTCTAAGTTTTAATCCTTGATATAAAGATTTTCCATCTATAACAGGTCCTGAAGAAGTTACATTTATTTTTGCAGTTACGGTTGGAGAAAAAATATCTTCATAATAATCTATAGAAGATACACCACCTCTAAGATCCACAGACTTAGAACCGTCCCCAGATTCAATTAAAATTTCTTCATAGGTAGAAGGATCTGATGCTGGCATTATGTGTACTGCAATTCCGTGAATATGAAACTATTTAACGATGTTCCACCAACAGGGGCGATTTTTACATCACCTTCACCAGAACTTTGACTTTGTTGAGGTGCTGGAGATGATGCAATTTGAACTGGAACTGGAACTTCTATTGTTTTTGATTCATTATCTAGTGCTAAATTGGTGGTTTTATCTACTGATACATTAGCATTCAAATTTGGATTTACATTATTATTTGATTGATTTGTACTTGGTTTATATGATTCACCAAATAGTTTGATTGCTTCTTCAACTTTTTCTGGGGAGGTTGTTGCTGCATTACTTCCCCTTCCCCTATAGTAACTTTGCCCCCTCTCTACAGGTTGCACATCACCCTGCATCGCTTCAAGGACAGGAACACCCGCAAATGCTTGTGATAGTCCTTTAGCAAATCCTGAGGGATCTTTTTTTGCTCTTTCTGCTGTTAAACCTCTAGACGCCATGTATGCTACTATTAATTTATCCTGATTTCCTGGTGTAAATTTATCACTCATAGTGAGACCTGCTGCCTTGACAAATTTATCAGGATACAACATTTGATAAGCACCAACTGCAGCACTTCTACTGTTCTTTGGAACACCTTTTGCTCTCTGATGAGCAAGATAGTCATTTTGATATTGAACCAATTGTGAAATGGTCATCTGAGTAATATCTTCGCCTGCTCTAGAAAAATCACTCAAATGTCCAGAATAGGTAGAACCATATCCACCTTCCGCACTACTAATAAATTTTAACAATCCTTTAGGATTTCCACCAACTTTACCACTAAATGATGATGGATTTACAGTCGGTGGTTCTTGACCTGGTTTCTTACCAGTTGGAGATCTTAATAAATTAACATTGTCTATAATACTATCATATATTTTTTGAAATATATTTTTATTTTCTGAATCGGATTTTTCAATTTCAGAAATTTCAAAGTCAATACTAATATTTCTCAATTGATTCAACTTATCATCTAAATCACTAGTTAATGTAGTAAACCACTTGGTAGTATTATCATACCAGGTTTGAAATATTTGTATGGTTTTTCTTATTCTTTTTACTAAATCAGTTACACCTTCAATTATACTTGGAAGATTAAAAATTGCCCAACCCACTAAAGTTGCACCCAAAACATCCATGATTCTCCCCAAGAATCCTTTTGTACTGGATGATATTTTTTTATTTGGTGAAATTTTAGATAGAGTGCTTATTTGACTTGCTTCAATGACATCTTCCTTTTCCCTTCTCAATACTGCTTGTCTTCTTACATTATAAAGTTTTGATTTTGCAATAATAGCATTTCTCTTATCTCTATTACCAGAGACAAGATTGGAATTTATTGAATTTGATATGGATGTTGCAGAAACAATACCTTTACCGAAAGACGATAAAGATCTTCTAATATCTAAAATACTTGATTTATTTCTCTTTAAAGATTCCATATTACGTTAATACATTATACTGTGCTAATGCACCAAGAATATATGGATTATCAGGATTGGATGAAGCAATTGAAATTCCTGGACCTGCACCAATCGCCCCTTGAGTGACATCTACATCTGGATTACCACCATTGTCTGTTGGCACTGGCATTGGAATCACATTGATGGATTGATTATCAACTGTCTGTGAAACAGTTTGAGCAACTTTATCTCTATCAAAAATGGGTTCGATATTGGTAGGTAGTCTTCCGGTTTTAGCAATTTGGTTTTCTTGCTCTATCATAGCAAGAATTTCAGGATCAGTTACTTTTGCACCAACTTGATTTTCAGGGAGTGCTTCTCTGTTAGCAGTCTGCTGCCTAAATTGTTGCTCTCTACTTGTAGGTAGTAAAGAACTTTGTGGTTTATAAGTTCCTGGTTTAATATTATAATATTTTTCCAAGTGTTTATCTAACCTTTCTTGCTCTTCTTTTTTTGATTCTACTTCATCTGGAATTAAATTATCACCATTATTTTGATTAGTTCCTTCAATATTTGAGGTGTCATTTTCTTCCTCCACATCCGTCTTTGATCCTGTTTTAATTTTTTCCTCCTCAGATTTTCTATTCATCATTGAGGATGGTGTTGAATCTACAGAATATTTGTACCAATCATAATCAAAAGTTGGTGTTTGTGGTTCAACTTCAGTTCCACCTTTACCATTTAAAGTGTCTCCAGGTGCTGGTATTTCATCTGGATTTGGACCAACCAAATCCCCAGGTTTTATAGTCGATCCATCAGGATATGTGAATTCTGCATCAGCATTTTCACTTGATCTTGTAATATTCTGCCCTTGTGAATTATTACTTTGTTGTTGTGATTGATTATTTTGTTGTTGTGATTGATTATTTTGTTGTTGTTGTGGTTCTTGCAGTGTTGCACCAGGTTCTGGAATTTTATCTGGATCTGGACCTGGTCCTAATAGTGGTTTTCTTCCATCAATGCGAGCTCTTACATCATCAAGGAAATTGGTAATGGGTTCTCTGAATATTACAGCCGCAGATAATAATCCAAGACCTCCAGCAATCTTCAAAAATCCCATACTTAACGTGCCAGTCGCTGCTTTGATAGCAAGATTCAAACCTATAAATCCACCAACTGTTACTAAGATTTGGTTTTTTATTTCATTTAATTTTTCAGTATTACCCTCTGAAAGTGCTTGTAAAGTTTCTATACCTTTGAATGCTAAGAAGGCACCAAACAGACGCGTAAAAATACTATTTAAACTTAATAAAGAACCTCTTGCCTTATTTCCTAAAACAATAGCAGGTTTTAGTGTTGCTGCTGTTATTCTTTTTTCAATAACACTTTCTTTACCCTCTCTTAATTTTTGTTGGGCAAGTTTTGTTTCTAATATTTGTTCTTGTCTTTCTTTTTGTCTCTCTAAAGCTTGAGAACTTGCTAGATTAACTCTTACAGATTCTAATGAAGATGATAATTGATTTACTCTTGCAGATAAAGTTTCAACCTGTCTCGAAACTAATCCAAGTTGAACTGAATTACTATTAAGTAATAATTTTGATTGAGGATCTAATTCAGCAACAGTAGGAGATGGTCTACCAGTAAATGCACTTGCAGAAATTCTAGATCTTCTTGATATTAGTGGTGAAATTTCAACCATTCATCTGTTGGTGTTGTGCTTTTAAATTTTCTTCTTCAACATACTGTTGGAGTAGTGAAAGATAAATTTCTTTCTCCCACGGAAGCATATTCTCAAGTTCTGTCAAGCTATATTTATGATGTTGCATCAAAGCAAAATTTATACGAAAGTATGACTCAAGGTCAGTGTGAGCCATACTTATGCGAAAAAACTTGCCAAACCCTCAAGCACCACGTCACTCTCAACTCCAGTATTAGGATTTTGAACTTTAATTGTATGTGACATCTTTGGCATAGTCTCAAAAAACTTTTCAACTTCTTTGAACTGTTTAGAACTTAACTGTTCAACAAATTCTTTGAGTTCTTTTTTAGTACAATCTTTAATTGACCAAGATTCTTCTTCACTATAAATTTGCTCAATGCAAGCCATAACGATTTCAAAAGTATCATCAACACCCATGTCATTAAGAGCAAAATTACTCTTAACAAACTCATCCATTGATGGATATTTCAATCTCATAGTCAGTGTATCATCAAGTTTGATATCCTTATTATGATTAGGATCAAAAATTACTTCAATTTCGTCAAGAGCGATTAAACAAGGAACTTTGGTTTCTTGATCATCAGGACAGGTAACTAATACTTCTACCTCTTCTCCGACAGATTTGCCTCTTATATTTAAGAACAAATATTCAATATCAAATGTAGCAAGTTCTTCTACTTTAATTCCACGGGTGATAATGCAATTTTTAATTACATCTTTAACAGCAGAAGCAATAGTATTCATATCCTCGCTTTCCATAGCGATGATTAGAACTTTTTCTTCTTTCACTAAAAAAGGTCTATACTTGATCTTTTTTCCAGTTGAAGGAATTACCAACTCATAGCTTGGTGTTGAAATTTTTGGTAAAGGCATAATATCCTAAACAATTCACTAAAATTATTTATCACGCTACTCTAGATCCACCCCCACCTGTAGCAGCAGAAATACCTTCAGAAATAATAGTTGAACCACCAGATCCACCATTTAAAAATCTACCATCAGCAAATAACCTTTGATATCCATCAAGATTGCGATCAAATAATCTTTGCCCAAATCCATTAATGTCATTAGATCCAGAAAGATTTTTTGCTGCAAGAGTTTCTGCAAAAGATTTTTGTGTTGCAACTGTAGTTGGATCGTCATTTTCACTTTCGTCATCATACCTGTCAATCGACCTAGATTTTCCTGCTATGTGTCTATCATAATTGAAGGTTGCTGTTGCCTTTAAAAGTCTAGATCCTTCGTAAGAAACTGTAGTTGCATCTAAAGATAATGGAAACATTCCTATAAACTTATATTCAAGAAAATTTTTATAATCTCTTTCAAATTTCACTATTCTAGTTTCATCACACTTATATTGATTTGGATATCTCATTCTGTAATAATATCCTGATCTCAGCGGATCTGATCCATCACCAACTGTAGATCCATTGGACATAAATTCCATCCAATGCTCTAAGAATTTTATAGATTTATATGCATCATCAACATAGAAATCCATTGACATTTGTACAAATGTTCTTGTGTGTGCAAATTTCTCGGCAACACCTGTATAGTTTCCAATTACATCTGCTGTTGCGTGACTACTTCCAGGTAGAGATGCTCTACAACATAAAAGTGAAAGTTGATCTTGAGTATATCTGCTATCAATACCTTTTCTCTTCAAATAAGTTATCAATTCAGATGATAATCCACCAAATGTTACTGCAAAGTGAGAGGTTGTGACAACATTAGTTAATGTTGGTTTGATTTGAGATATTTTTTTAGGAAACGGTCTTGCCACTCTAAATATCTTATAAGTGATTGTTTAGTTATTTAGATGTCATATAAGGGAAAATATCAACCTTCTTATCCAAAGAAATATAAGGGTGATCCCACCAATATAGTATATCGTTCTCTATGGGAACGTAAATTTATGGTTTACTGTGATAAAAATGAAAATATTATAGAGTGGCAGTCAGAAGAGTTCTGTATACCATATCGTTCTCCTATTGATAATAAGATTCATAGATATTTTCCAGACTTCTTTATCAAATATAGAGATGTTGATGGTAGAGTAAGATCATCACTGATTGAAGTTAAACCACTTCGTCAGTGTTCACCTCCACCTAAACCAAAGAGACAGACAAAAAAATACCTGAATGAAGCATATGAATATGCTAAGAATCAAGCAAAGTGGAGAGCAGCAAAAGATTATTGTGCCGACAGAATGTGGGAATTTAAGGTAATGACTGAAAAAGAACTAGGTATCAAGTAATGGCAACTAGACCCACAGATACAGATACTAATGTAAATAGGGTCCGTGGTATTGCTGATAGTATCATCGGAACAAAAAATCCTGATGATGTTATGATATCTTTACTTGAAGTTTTAAGTGAAGGATCTAAAATCCCTCAAGCAGGTAAAGTGTACGTATTTGTATACAATGCTAAAACACCAAATATACAATTTGATCAAAATCCATTTGTAGCAGTAACTGATGTTATGGCGTGGGGGTTCCGTGGTTATAACTTTCATTGGAATGAAACACGCCAATATACTTGGAATGAAGTTGCTGGTGGATTATATGAAGTATATCCATCAGAAATAAAAGATTTGCAAATGATCCCTTTTGCAAATATCAAGCTAAATACTTAAAAAATTAATATTAATGACTGGTCCAAGAAATCCAATTAATTTTAATTTAGATTTGGGAGACGATATACGCTTCCAATCGAGTGATGCAGCAAAACAGTCACAAAATGCTTCCAAATCAACTCAGAATGTAAAAAATAGTGGATCTGGACCAACTAAGACGCCCGGTAAACAACCACCTGGTCAAGAACAGAATGGTCAAGTTTTTAGATATCCATATAGTGCCTTTCAACCAGGTCAGGATATGCTTAAAATTTCTATATTTGAATATGAAAAAAATTCTGGGTTTAATTTAGATGGGATTATTGGAGGTGCCATCAATGCTCTTGATGATGTAACTCCAGCTACAAGGGGACCTGATGGTACTGTAGAAGTACCAAACGTTCCAATAACGGAGGTAAATTTGACTGCTCTTAATATTAAAAATTTCTCTGAAAATTTTAATAGTTTGAGTGGGGAGACTAAGGGTAAATTAAAGAAAAATGCTAGACATATCTTTTTACCAATTCCACAACAAATTAGTGATAATATTTCTGTAGGTTATAGTCAAGATACTTTGAGTCCTCTTGATGCTGCTGGTGTTTCTGCAGCAAGAGATGTAGTAAGTGGAAATGCGGGTAATAGGGCAAAACAAATAATGAACATTATGAATAATGTTCGATTAAATCCATCCTCTTTAAAATTTTCTGGTTTAGACCCTGCAGCAGAAACAGCATTAAAAACTGGATTGGCAACACAAGTTGTAAATTTGGCTGGTAGAAATATTTCTCCAGATGCACTGATATCTAGAGCCTCTGGTCAAATTTTACAATCTAATTTAGAATTATTATTCAGCGGTGTAAAACTTAGATCATTTCCGTTTGTTTTTGATTTTACACCAAGAGACGAACTTGAAGCTGAAGAGGTCAAAAAAATTATAAAAACTATCAAATTCGCAATGTCACCATCAAATGGTGGTACGGCGGAAAAGGGTGGTTTATTACTTAGTGCTCCAGATCTTTTTTCATTCCAATATATGTCTGGAAAAAACAAACATCCATTCCTAAATTCATTTAAAATAGGTGTTCTAACAGATATGAAAGTAAATTATACTGCCTCAGGAACTTATGCAACATACTCTGGTGTACTAAAATCCCCTGTACATATGAGAATGCAATTATCATTTACAGAAATAAATCCTGTTTATAAGGAGGACTATATCGGTGCAACAGATATGCCAGGAGTAGGTTTCTAATGTCATATTTTAGAGAATTACCAAATTTATTATATCAATCAAATCTTCTTCATAAGGTTTCATCTCAAGAATATATTGCGATTAAAAATATTTTTCGCAGAATTAAAGTTAGAGATTCTGTAGATGATGTAGCAAACTTTTACAAGAAATATGTAATTCTTGAAGGTCAACGTCCAGACACTATTGCTGAAGAATTTTATGGTCAAACAGATCTTGACTGGGTTGTAGTATTAACTTCAGGAATAACTAATATTAAAGATGAGTGGCCATTAAATAATTATGATCTTAATAGATACGCTACTGAAAAATATGGAACTGAATTAAATGCAGATCACCATTATGAAACTTTAGAAGTAAGAGATTCAAAAAATAGATTAATTCTACCAGCAGGTCAGAAAGTTGATAAAAATTTTACCATACCGACTTCTCACGACACTTCTATAACTTATAATATTATTGGTGCCTATGAAAATGTAACTTACACAGGAAGTGGTGATATAACCAATATCACGACTACTATAAGTAATATGATGTATGAAACAAGGTTAAATGAAGAAAAAAGAAATATTAATTTATTAAAACCAATATATCTTCAGCAGTATCTAAGAGAAATAAGAGAGATAATGACTTATAGTGAGAGTTCTTTATTCATCAATAATAAACTAATTTCTACTGAGAATACTAGACTTATCGGTCCATAAGAGTTCTAAACTCTTATCAAAAATCATCACATACCGATGTTTTTGAGATCGATCCCTCCATTCTCCTTTCGCATCTCCAATCTTTCCTCTAGAATGTTTGGTGCCATCTGAAAAGAAGAAATCTTTTTTTGGTTCTGATAAACCGCAATACCTAAAATTACAAGCACGATAAATTGTGCCGTCATGAAAATTGCTATCAGCATACGAAATGATAGCTCGTACTCTAGTGTCTCTTCTAAGTTTTTTAATCGCTTTAGCAACAAACCAAGAAGTAATGTTGTACTCTTCTTGCTGAGTGTTGGGATGAATGCAGAGTCTGGAGAGTTCAAAGAGTCCTTGCTGTTCATGACGTTCTAATCCAAAAGCACCTTTTGCTATTTCTGGAACAGGAAGACCTGTAAAAATACAGACTCCCTGGATGCCTCCAATATTCAGAGGACAAAATTCGTTATTTTTATATAGACCGTAATTATAACCAGACTTGAAGGTTTTTGATATGTCCTTCAAATAATGAAACCGCAGAAGTAACTCTGCGGCTTCGGATTTACTTACACGATCAATGTAGTAATCTGTTTTCACTTATTAGTCTTTCCAACCACCAGATTTCAACCAGTTGTTATGGTGTGGGTTGTCCCACGAATCACTAATTTCATAAGAGGGCATAATTACCTCTTGAATATATCGGCGGTTTTCTCTAGCGATAGAGAGACTCTCTGCTTCGAGAGTCTTTACTCTACCGTCAAGTTGAGAAGACCACCATACTACACCTGCTCCCTGAACTAACAGGAAGGAAACAATAGCAAAGGGGATCTTGAGATCTTTCATCACTCTTCAGCAAGTTTAGCAAAGTATGCAAGTGCATCATCATCACCATCATCAGATGAAGAAGATGTAGTCGAACGATGAACAATATCTTCGGCGTTAAAATCACCAGGAGTAGAAGTTACCTCAGGTGTAGCACCACGTCCTTCACTTTCATCTTCAAGATCTTCTTCTTGATAACGAGAAGTGTTCTTGTTACCAAGAACAGAATCAAGACGCTTCTTCAGAACATCATAATCTTTGAATTGATCTGCAGCAACAAACTCTTGTAGAGAGTTCTCTTTCTTCCAGATTGCTTCCATTGCGTCATCGTCATCCAAGAGTGCGCTCTGGGCAGCAAACTCAGAAGAATCGTAGTTACGATAACCAGCAACGTTCTTTGCTTTCAGTTTGAAGTTGGCACCTTGCCAGAAATCGAATGGATCGATTGCTTCCTCATCCTCAAACTCAGGTTGCATTGCTGCTGTGAGTTTGTCAAAGAT